GCGCGAGATCGGAAAAGCCGTGGGCATCTCTAACGTAGCCGTACACAAGCGCATTGTGAAAATGCGGGCGGCGCTGGAAAGCCTGCGGGTTGCCTGAAAAAAATTTTTCCGAACGGTTAGCAACAAAGAAAATCAATCTGTAAATAATAGCGGGGCCGGCAAAACGGAACGCCGGCCCCAAATAAAAAAACGTAAAGGGGAACACAAAAATGACTATCAATAACGCGGTTCTGAAAAATTGCTTGAAGCTCTCCAGCAAGATCACGGTTTAC